CTAAATATTCTAAAACCTGTGGAAGCATACTTAGATAAGTTGTTCCTCCAAGACCAAAAAAACTCACTGTACCGTCCCAACGACCTAATTTATAGGCTGGTCTGAAGCGAGCTGTGGGGTCTTCATACTTGAATTTTTTGACCAAGGCTTTGCGTGTATCAAGATCTAAATTTTCTATCTTGATATTAACTTCGTCTTTAATGACTATTTTACAGCTGGGCAAAATTAAATCCTTGTGCTTTTACTTTGGTGCCAAAATTAATGAAATTTTGGTGATTTTTGGTATATTCTTTGAGACTATAATGTGCCATAGCATATCCCGTGTTTATAATTGTATTAAATTTTATACCGGATTTCAATAGCGGTTTAGGCAGTTTAGCACTGATAAACACCACTTTTGTTTCTGACGAAATTGGCCCATTTAGACCCCGATTTTTGACAAAATCATTAAATTTTCGGCCAGTTTCTGACGGTAATCTGAATAAAATCGACATGTTTTTTTCAGGGATACCTATACCTGTTAAAATGTCAATCATGTGTGTAGTCTTTTCATATTCGCTACCACCTGGGATAATAATCAATGTCGGCCCGTTATACTTGATAATGGTTTTTAGAGCAGAAATTCCCATTTCTGTGGGCTCTAATGAAAATTCTTTGGTAGTTTCATTTTTTAAGAATTTTTGTACCAAGTGATCAATGTAGGTACTATTCAAGAATGTGTTGATGTTGTCATCCCACAATGTCACGCCCATGTTGCGAGCTTGGAACACGGCTTCTAATATATCTTCGGTGTCAATTTTAGGCATATTTTTCGGAGAATTTAGAATTTTTAGGTCTCCGTCGTCAATGCTTAACATAGGTGCATATTTTTCTGCATTTTCGATAATTTTTTCAATGTTATCTATGTAATTTTGAAAATCTTCACAGAAGGTAAAAGATTCCCCAGAACACAAATCCGCTACAAATTTGATATTTTGCTCAGAAAGCGGAAAATGCCAAGAAGTAGAATCTTTATCCCATACAATGGCAGTACTATAGTGTTCCTTGGCTTTAAATTCTCGAATGGCCTTGACAGAGTTTTCATTGAAAGGAAATTTTACCTGAATAATATTTCCATCAACGATATCAACAGATTTAGACATTACAGATTTTCGTATTTTTAGTTTAAAATTGGGATTTTCCAAAAATGCCGCGATATTAATCTTTAATTTGTACGATAATGAATTTTCATATCGTTTGAGAATACGAAGTGCTAGTACACTTTGCTTTTCTGTGAATCCTGTGCTGTCTATATACTGATCAGTAAAACTCTGGAGTATATCCATGTCGGCTTTATTCACGGTTCCCCACATTCTCGACAATTCTAAGACTAAATCTTCTACGTACATAATATATTATACAATTAAATTGAAATATCTTCAAGACCCGCTGTGCGTAATTTAACAATATTAGTTAACTGCCATTGCTTCTGATCTAATGCTTTAATAATGCCCAGCCATTGGTTTCGTAGCATGGCAAATTCGTTGATAATCTTTTCCATATCAACTACTTCCTGCTCGCCCTCTACATATCGATTAACTTCATTGGCGTTTAGCGCACGAGCATATGCCTCTAGGTATTTTCTAAAAAGTTTGGATCTAATTTTACGTAGATCAATGTTTAGTGATTCAAGAATAGCTTCAAGCTCTTGCAGTTGATTAAATCTTTGTTCAACAATTCCAGGCAAAGAAGCAGAAGCTTTCTCCACGCTGCCGTGGATTTTAACTTCTGCTCTTGCTTGTTCTAACTCGTTGTAAAAATGATCTAAACAATCTGGAAGGTTTGCTATGTCTTGTGTGACTTTAGCATACCATCCCATGTTTAGTATTCCTCGTCTTCGTAACCGTAGTCACCATCATCTTCATCTTCGTCGACTTCTTCGTCTCCGACGACAAGTTCGATGGCTTCGTCTAAACTACTGTCATACCCTACTAGACCTTGTAGAACGCTGACTTCAACATCTTTACCTAGCAAATAATCTACAAAATGATTTGCGGCAGTATCTTTGTTTTTGTCAGAAATGTATTCTTTGAATACATCCCAAATCTCGATGATTTGATCTTCTTCCATTTATGCTTCCCCTGATTCTTCTTCCGTAACAACAGGAGCACTCACAGCTGATTCGTCCCATTCTTGCATAATGGTCATCAACTTATCTTCGGTCCAACCTTTACGGAAGTACGCTTGAACTTCGCCTGTTGATTTACTAATATATTGTAGCTTATTTCCTGACTTTGTCAATACGCCCATCTTTTCAAACATATCAACTAAGCCCGAAGTAGGCTTCATACCAGTACTATAAGGAATCTGAACCTGTACGCTTTCAAAAGGTTTTGCGTAACGAGTTTTCATGATTTTACAGGCACTACGAATACCTAGCACATCACTGACCTTGTTACCATCTTCGTCTTCTTTTAACTTCAACTTCTTCATGGCAACCACGATAGAAGATGCATAAATGAAGCCCTGTCCACCAGAAATTTTATCGTCTGGATCGAACATATCTTGGCTAGCGTATGTGTGATTTGTACAAACCATTCCGACATTATAACTCCCAAACATATTAACACAGTTACGAACCAACGATGTAAGTGCTTTAGGTTTACGACCCATGTCACCTTTCATTTCACCTGCTTCAAACTGATTGATATCAGTTGGAGTCAAAAGCATACCCAAACTATCAATTACAAACATAACCTTTGGACGTTCGTCTTCGGGCATGGCTTTGTATTCTTTCATGAATTCTGAAATGGTTTTAGCCACATCATCAATCATAGCCATATTGAGTTTTAGAAGTTTTTCTTCGCTGGTATCAACACCGAGATCTTTCAACCATTTTTCGTCTAGAGCATTTTCACTGTCAACTAGTACAACAAAAATACCCTGTTCTTGTGCATGACGAATCAAATTGCCTGAGCAAATATATGATTTGCCTGCACCACTTTCACCTGCAAATACCGTTACCTTACCTAAAGGAACTCCTTTGAAGAAGTCCCCCGAAATGAGATAATTTAAGGCATAGTTGCCAGTGCTAACCCAGTCAGTCGGGTCGTTGAAGCCTATGCCAAGTCCATCGATAGACTTGGTGATAGACTTACGGAACTTCGAAATATCGAAGGCTTTTCCCATAGTCTATCTCCTAATTAAGGTTGTTGGCGTTTACGGATCATCGCAATGATGTCGCTTGCTCGGCTACCTGCATCGCTACTTGCTGGTGTGACTGCTGGTGTAGATGCAGGAGCATCTTCTTCCCAAGGTGTAGAATCTTCATCTACTGGGGCAGGAGCAGTTGCTACTGGAGCAGGAGATGGTCGAGCTGCCGGAGCAGATTGAGTTTGGTTGTTATTACCGCCTCTCATACCATCTGGACGGAAGTATTGTCCCCAACGGTCCATGTCAAATGCTTCACCATCTACCGATGCTTCAAACATTTCTTTGATGATTTTCAATTCAACATCTGTGGGTTTCTTTGGCAAGAATGTCTTCAAGTCAAACAAACCATATTGTTGAATGGCTGCGTTTTCAACTTCGCTCAAAGCACGTTCACGACGGCTCCAGTTAGAAGTTGTGTAGTCAGCATAACCACCTTTACTTGTCTTAGCAATCTTGAAGTCCAAGCCACGGACATAGTCGGTTGGCAATTCTTCAATTTCACTATCCATCAAGGCATTCTTAACAATGTTAAAAATTTGGCTGCTCATGATGAAGCGACGGATTGGATTTTCTGGTGTCTTATCTTCCTTCATTTTGCTGTCTACAACAAAACCTTGGAACAAGTAAGACTTTTTCTTCCAGTACTTACGACCCATTTCTTCCAAGCTCTTGTCCTTGAACCATGGACGAACTTCCTGTAGGATTGGGCAAGTTTCGCCCCACATTTCCATACAAGGAACTTGTACTGTTACAGGTTTAGAATTTGTATCACCCTTAACACCGGCGAAAGGCAACTTGATCATTGCTCGTTCAATCCAGAAAAAAGTGTTGTTGGGATCTGCGTCAGGAAGGAATCTGACTGTTGCTGTTTGACCTTCTTCAATATTCCAATGGGCGAAAATGCCATTGTCGCCACCGCTTTGGCTGTTGCTATTTTGTTGTGAACTTGCTTGAAGTTTTGCGCGGATTTCTGCTAATGTTGCCATAATGATTTTCCTTAATAAAATAAATGTTATGCCACTCTTTTATCGACCACTGCCTATAAAAGAAAAACTGTGCATAGTACTATTATGCACAGTTTTATTTATCTTCGCAACCTATATGGCTACTAAAATTGGTATTATTTTGCCAATCCGGAAAGTTTCAAAATGTCAGAAATATCTTCATTTGCTGGCATAATGTTGGTGTTAAAATCAGTCCCACTATTGCCACGATCGCCAATTCCTTCTACTTTGGCTTTAACATTGCCTAGTAATTCTTTTAAACGGCTCAAGCCATCATCTTGAACTGGGCCGTGTTTAGCTTGCCATTTTTGAGTTAGACGATCCATAAATTCCATGGCCAATTGTTCGCATTGGTCGCCAACTTCATCGCCAAACATTTCAGCACATTTCTTTTTAACGTCTAAAGCAATATTTGGAGCACCGTTGAATGGGCCTACATCTGGATTGTCTTCATTGAAACGACTCTTAACAAGTTTGGCAACTTCCTTAACAATTGCCTCACGAGTTGGCATGGTCTTATTGGCAGGACCGTCCATTTCTTCATTTTCGGCTGTGGGTTCTTCGTCTGGTTGTGCACCAACTTCTGGTGGTGTTTCTTCAGGTTCAGGTTCTTCGCTACCTAGTCCCAATGCTGTTACTAGATTAGGATAATTTTCTGTTGCCCAAGGTGTTAACACATCTTTAATAGGATCTGCTTCTGGATTAATAGAACTTTGTTCTTGGAATTTCTTAGCAAGATCTGGATGTAGTTCAACTAGTTCATTAAAGAATTCGATAGCAGTTTGACCATTAGGGCCTAACTGTAACTTACCATCCGGTAATTCTTCGATGGCGGTTTTTAAAGTTTGAACTTGAT